CACAACACTTGATATTTTATTCCACAACTGGTTTATTTTCACAACCAAATAGTAGCGACGGTCTTCGCTTAACTGGGTCAACCATTCTTTGTTGGTGTAATTGCCTAGACTATCAATCTGGATAAACAAATTGGTTATACGTTGGTCCAACGTTAATCGGTCTAAATTTTGGAAAAATGTAGAGAAAGATTCTGTTACTACTACTCTATTGGTAGATGATTCATATACATTTGCAATATCCATCATCAAATCATTTCCCGGAAATAGAATATTTGTCAGCTTCACAACCCGCACCATTTTTGCACCAAATGTTGTTTTGAGGTTTTCTCTATTGTATGGGTTTTCAAACTTTTTGTTTTTGGTTGCCAACGTGCAGAGAGATTTAATATCGAATCCATAATTGTGTGTTGCATCCGTGTATTTTATAAAATACAGGTAGGGGATTTCATTCAATGGTTCTAATGTGTAGAAATCGGTGTCGTTCACACAGTTCTCTCGGGTTCCCTTTAATTTCATCCATTCTAAAACCATGTGTCCGCGGAATGTTTTCTGGATTTTGATTGCAGAGACAGTCAATCTAATTTGGTTTTCAATTCGCGCTTTAACTTCCGCCTTGTTTCCGGAAACCTTTATCTTCAAGTCTCGTGCATACTTCTTGAGTTCTGGCAACTTGACTGTTGATAAATCTATTTTTGAAATTTCTCTATATGTGGTTGGTTCTGGATTTGCCATCTTTGAAAGCATATTTCTATATTGGATATATAGAAATATTATTATAAATCACTTTACAAAATGATTATTTTTTGTTCTTTTCCTTTTTTCTTTTTTTGTTGTTTTCCTTTTGCATAACAAAAAAGTATTTGAAAAAATAAACACGTAAAATTGAACTTTTGATAAACCTATTATTTAAAAGCATAAATTCCCCAAATAACAAGTTTTACAAGTTATATAAAGCCAAACCACTAATAGAAGTATACCAGAACTAAAAATGTCCGCTACCAAGTCTCAACCTATTGTCCTCGACGTTAACGCCTGGGTCCCTGAATCCATTCGATTCACTCCCCCCAAGGTAAACGATAAGCAAGGAAAGTCAATCAATATTATTAGCAACCAAACCGGCCGTGGTCTCCACATCTCATCACCCCTCATGACCACATGGGGAATCAGTGATTTCGTAGACCAAACTACCGGTGTTTCCGATGGAAAGTTCAGCATTTCGCTCAGTTTCCCCAATGAGGAGTATGCAACCAAGAATTCGACCATGTTCTTAGACAAGGTCAAGGCATTCGAGAACGCGATTTTGAATGAGGCAGTCAAGAATTCCGAGTTATGGTGGGGCGAGAAGTTGACCCTTGATATTCTCAAGTACAGTTTCTTCCCTATCCTCAAGTATCCCAAGATTAAGGGAACCAAGAAGCCCGATATGACCAAGAGCCCCACGCTTGGTGCCAAGGTGCCCTTCTACGAGAAGGACAACCGATGGAATGTCGAGTTATACGATACAAATGGCAGCTTGATATTCCCCTGCGAGAATGATGAGATGACACCTGCACACTTTGTGCCCAAGTTAAGTAATGTTGCTTGCGTTTTACAGTGCGGCGGCATTTGGATTGGCGGCAAGGGATGGGGTGTCACCTGGAAGTTAGTCCAGGCGGTAGTCAAGCCCAAGGAGGTTGTTACTGTATTCGGCAAGTGCCACATCAAGTTGTCAGAGGATGAGAAGAATACTATCGAGAATGACGATGTTGAGGCAGATGAGGAGGTTCCTGCACCTGAGCCTAAGGTTGCTCAAACTATGGTAGAGGATAGTGATGAGGAGGAGGAGGCGCCAAAGCCTGAGCCAGTAGCTAAGCCTGAGCCAAAGGTTGTAGCTAAGCCTGCAGTAGCGCCTGCACCTGCACCTGCACCTGAGGAGGAGAAGCCTGTAGCAGCAGCCCCTGTCGAGAAGAAGGTTGTCAAGAAGGTTGTCAAGAAGGCATAAATACATAAACGAAAAGGTGCATAAATGAAAAGGTACATAAATGAAAAAAGGGTAAGTATATAAATTGCGTGTTTTTTTTTCATTTTTTTACAAAAAAATATTCAAATACTTTTTTGTAAAATCATATTATAATGAAAGGAACAAAAAGAAGAAAGACCAATCGTCTAATAAAAAAGACAGTCAAACAATTAAATTGCAGTCCATTGGTTAAAAATAAGAAAGTGGTTTCAACATCTTGCATGACACCAGAAGTCCTTCTCAAAATCCGCGATGAATATAACAAAGACCATGCAAACAAAATCATTGCGACAAAGCCCACACTTATTTGGCATGAACTAAGAATGAAATTAAATTGCCAAGATGAGAGAAAATGGGTGAATGAAATTGATGATGCCAAGCTGCGTTCACAAATTAAAAAACAGCTTTTTGCACCCGAACATCCCCCAGAATGGTTCAAAAATAAAAACGAATGGCTAACCAATTTTGATATTGATATGGTCATGGAACAATACGAAATGGAGAACAAAGATTTCAAGTATTTAGGAACAACCCCCATTGACTATGATTATATTGTTGACACATCATCGCAAACGTGTGTTGAAGATGACCTTTGCAAATTTAATTTGAAAGAATTAATGAGCCAAGGCAAACGCAGATTTGCTAGCGTATTCAATTTAGATAAACATGACCAATCTGGTTCACATTGGGTCTCGGTGTTCATTGACGTAAATAAACGCATCATCATGTTTTTTGATAGCGCATCGGGTTCTGTTCCAAAGAAGATAACCGAGTTTATAAACCATGTTAAAGAGCAGGGCCTCAAAGAAAATACCGAATTCAAATATATTACTGGTAAAAAGAAACACCAATATGGCGGAACTGAATGCGGTGTTTACTCAATCCATTTTATTATTGAAATGTTGGCAAATCCGGAAAAAGCGATGCATATTTTCTTACATGATAGAATTCCCGACAAGGAAATCGAAAAATACAGAAACAAATATTTTAATACCCCCGAAAATGTATAGTAATATATATACATGGATAAAACAAGAAAAAATAAACAAAAACGCAAAATAAAAACCAGACGATTGTTGCGTGGAGGCAAACCCGATTTTATAAAAATAGTTGCATATCATAAAGATGGGTTATTGGTAGATTATAAAATTGTTTATAACAATTTTGACAATGATGACCAGAAGGAATATGCCAAAATACATAAGGTATATTATCCGATAAAAGGTGATATTTTTAACTTTGACCCCAAGAGAATAAAAATAAAAAGTCAAAATTTTTTTTACCCATCCAACCCAATAAAAATGGATAAAAGTGATTTTCAAACCATTGCAATTCACCATCCAGATGATATGACAAAAATTGAAATCACTAATCAGATTATTCAAAATATTAATGGCGATACAACAATTCAGAATTCGTTGCAAAAATACGATGGTAATAATTCGAAATTAATTGACGAATATAAAAAATTTATTAAAACAAATGAAAATATATTTTTGAATGGGTTAAACGATAGAAGAAAACTCGGCCGAAAACTGTTGAATACGCCGGTGTTTTTAAATATTATTGGAACACGTTATGGGTTTATTAAAAGCGAACTTGAAGAAAATTTGGATGAAATCAAGGAACTAATGGATGCACCTATGGGTCCAACAAGTTCTACAGCAACAAGTTCTACAGCAACAAGTTCTACGGGTCCAGCAAGTTCTACAGCAACAGCACCTACAGCACCTACAGCACCTGCTCCTGTATCAACAAGACGCAGATTAAGTAATAGATTGCGAGATTTAATTAAAAAATCTAAACCATAATAAACGTTTTTTCTCTCATGACCTTATGTGGAAACATCCAATTTATAAAGTAATATGCTCCCGTGGTTTTTTCAACGGGGTCTAATTGCATCATCAACTGTTCATTGTGTCCAATGTCATCAATCAACAGCATTTTGAAATCCAAGTTCCGTTTCTGCAATTTGCGCAAACATTCCAAAAACCCTTGAAAAAATAATTCGTCGGATAATCCATTATTAATGGACGCTACTAATCGCAAACTTTTTTTAGCTCCTTCTTCATAATGTGTGTGTGCATCCTCTATGAAATACATTGCCAATACATTGCCTTGTTCACAAAACACATAAACAAAAAGTATCTCTCCATCAATCCTCGATTTAATAGCACCAATGTCAATTGCAACAACCAAATCGTAGAGAACATTCGGTTTGAACAATCCATGCAATGTATCCAGCATAATATCCCAGTTCTGTCGATACACCTGAACAATGTTGCGCACCCGTTGTTTTGTCTTGCTCACATTTATTTCGAACAAACATGTAGAGAAAGTGAGGAGGGGGACCACACCTTCGCATACGCCAACATCTTTTTTCAAAAGTCCGATTCTAACATCTGGATTGTGTCTCCGCACGTTGTAGTCGTGGGTGGATATCAGATTTCGACTAATGTTTTGCGATTTATAGGCGCGGTCACACGCAATATACGTCAAGTAGTTGGCTGGTTTATATTCATTTGCTTGATGATAAAAAGTGTGCACCGGATACGAGGCAATACAACCCTTAGGTTCGGGAAACAATTGGATTTCCACATTGGTGCTCAAGATGTCAAATTGTTTTTCAGAAGACCTACCTGTAGAGACATAGTTCTTTTCATTGTAAAAGGAGAGAAACGGAGTATCAAAATGCCCGCTAAAGCGGGCTTTCGCATCTTTCTCTACGAGTGTGTATAAAATATCATCTGCAGGAATATAAAAACACTGGAGCAATTCTGAAAAATATTTAATATAGGTGTCGTTCAGTTCATAGTAACTTATGGTTTTTATTTGGATGGCATTAGAGAACTTGTTCTTATATGGGAACAGTTGCATTTCTCTACTGGTCCGTGAAAAAAAGTTGTGGTAATCATATGTGTGGTAGACGGGCATGTGCGCCCAGAAGGGATATTTGATGCAAATGTATAAATATCGGACTACTAAGATTAAAATTATTCCGTAAAATAAAAACTCTTGAACATACATATTTCTTCCGCAGATTGTATAATCAAACTTTGAACCTATAAAATTGAATTAATTTTGGTTTATCTGGAGAGAAAACAAAATTATAAAAAATGCAAACAAGAAGTCAAACCAGGAAATTATTGGAAGAA